GTTGCTATAAGTTATCAACTGAACTGTGGGGGTCTTATGACTCCCAGAAAGGGGAGATCATGGATGTAACAAAAAACATATTTGAATCATCACATTTTGTAATTAATCACGATATAGATATGTATTTAAAAAAACTAGGATATTCAAGGCATGAAATTGAAAAGCAAGGTTATTATAAATCATTTTATCATAAATATTTAATCATCAAAGTCAATGGTATTCCGAGAAGATTAGAAATAACTATAAATAGAAAAAGAATATCAATCAAAAGTATAACAATGGCATATATGGAATCGATCATTTCACATATTGTTTATTTGAGTGATTTTAAAAAAATAGCAGATAGATGTATGAGTGAGTTAATTCAAAAATTGTCTTGAGAAACATCAAATAGAAAGGAATACTACATGGAAATGTTAGCTTGCATATTTTTTTTAATATATTTAGTAGTCGAATGGATTAAATTTATTGGAAGCGTAAAAGGTTAATGAGGAGAACATCTTTTATATACTATTCCCAAATACTATAAAAAGGGGTGTTTTATTAGTGGCGAGTAAAGAATATAAATTAATTGAAGTGGCATTATCGAACTACCATTTTTTAAAAGATATTATAGAGATGGAGACAGAGGTTAATAACTTGCAAGGCATGAGATATCAGCATACAACGTCTGAAGGGAACAATACTTCAGACCCAACAGAAAAAGCGGCCTTGAGAAAGATAGAGAGAGATAAAGATGTATTAAGAATTAATGTGTTGGTTAACTTAATTGATAGAGCTATTAAGAAATTACCAGAGTTAGAGCAACAGACAATTGAAAATTATTATATTAAACAGAATAACTGGAATGATGTATCAAGAGTGGTTCATTGTTCTATCAGGCACTGCAAAAGAAAAAGATCATCGGGAATAAAATTGATAGCAAAGTATGTATACTTAGAGAATATTAGTGAGTATTATTCTATAATGTCCCGATTATGTCCCGATTATGTCCCGATTGTGTCCTGTTCATGACCCGCATTTGTGGTATTATATTAATAGGGAAAGTATATAAAAAATAAAGAAGCTGAGGAAAAAAATTATAAAATAATGATTCCTCCAAGATGAAGCGGTCTGAATATTATGTTCAGGCTGTTTTATTTAATAGAAAGAAGGTGATCTTAATCTGAATGCAGTAGATCCAATAAAAGAAATAGAAAAAGTAAGAACTATATCTGATTATCTTAAAGGACAAAACATGAGAAATTATTTAATGTTTCGTATTGGTATTTATACTGGATTAAGGATCAGCGACATTCTAAAGCTTAAAGTTAGAGATGTTAAAAGAAATGGTAAGATAAAAGATCGAATGACTTTAAGAGAAAAGAAAACAAGTAAAGAAAGAAAAATAGCAATTAATAAAGCATTGAAAGAAGACTTAAAAAATTATTGTATTGGTAGGCCTGAAGGAGAATACTTAATGATCTCGCGTGAAGGAATGAATAAACCAATCAGTAGAGGCATGGCTTATAAGGTTATGGCAGATATAAGAGACAAGTTTAATTTAGATAGTTGTGGAACACATACTTTAAGGAAAACATTTGGGTATCATTACTATTTAAAAACAAGAGATATTGTGACTCTACAAAAGTTATTTAATCATTCTCATTCAAGTATAACATTAGGATATATAGGCATCACTCAAAATACACTTGATAAAGCTTTATTAAATATGGAGTATTAAAAACATTTTTTTATAAGTAGTACTAATCATATTGAGCCTATGTGTAACTGATATATTTAGAATACTAATAGAATATGATATTTCAACTATTAATAAGAATCTAACGAATTACACACAATAATAAGATATGAATAACTCAAAGGGCGAAATTGAATGTTAACAAATAGAATGTTAATGAATATAAGAAATGGAAATGAATCTAAGTTTTATAAGTCCAGAACATGGCAAAAGAAAAGAAACGAAATAGTTATTCGTGATCATTACGAATGTCAAAGATGCAAAGGGAAAGGAAAGTATTCTAAAGCAGATTGTGTCCACCATATTATTTACTTAAAGGACAATCCTTATTTAGCTCTAGAGAACAGTAATTTAGTTTCCTTATGTAATCATTGCCATTATTTAGAACATAATGAGAAGCTTAATAAGATGATTGAGAGTAATAAAAAGGAGCCAATTACTCCTGAAAGATGGTAAATATTGATACCCCCGGGTCAAAAAAACGCATTATTCCTGAAAACGTGCAGACCGTATAGGGGAAGATTTCATAACATATTTAGAGCAAAAACTCGCGTGAGGTGTAGGGGGTGTGGGGTGATGTAGATGGAAAGACGACAATTGATAAAAAAAGACTTATTAAATCAGCTAAATGGCAACGGTGTTCGAGGTAACCATTATGTTGATCTCATAGAAGATTATATGTCCATGTGGGATATTAAAAATCAATTGATAAAAAATATTGTAGATAAGGGTGTATCCATTCGTTATCAAAATGGCGAAAATCAATTTGGTTATAAAAAGAATGATTCAATTTCTGAACTGAACCGGACCAATCGTCAAATGTTAACCATATTAAATGACCTTGGGTTGAAAGCTGCTGATATAAAAGTGGTTGATAATGATGACGACATTGAATTATAAATATCATCAATATATTGATTCATATATGGAAAAAATTGAATCTGGAAAGATACCAGCTTCAAAAGAAATAAAAAAAGTCATGCCTTATATTCGGTATAAGCTTGATGATCCAGATGTAATAATTAAAAATCAAATGATAAAAAAAGGTGTAGAGCTCACAGAAAAGTATTTCGAAATGAAATTACTTGATTGGGAGCTTTTTATATTTGCATTAATTCATTGTTACTATGAATCAAAGGATATGGTAGTGTTTGATGAATTTATCATTATGATGGGCCGAGGCAATGGTAAAAATGGATTCATATCACCAGTGGCCTGGTATTTAACAACTGATTATCATGGTATTAAAGGTTACAACGTAGATATAATTGCAAACAATGAGGAGCAAGCTAAAACCTCATTTTTTGATGTCTATAATGTCCTGGAAGACTTTAAAAGCAAAATGAAAAAGATATTCAGCTGGACCAAGAAGAAAATCACAAATAAAAGAACCAATTCATATATTAAATACAATACATCTAATGCATCAACAAAAGATGGTAAGAGATCTGCTTGCTTAATCTTCGATGAGATTCATGAGTATGAAGATTATGACACCATAAAAGTATTCACAAGTGGTTTTGGTAAAAGAAAACACTCCAGGACTTTTTATATTACAACCAATGGATATGTTAGAGGTGGTGTTTTAGATGACCAATTAAAACTATCTGAGGATGTCCTAAATGGAACCATAAAAGATTTAGGCCTTTTGCCACTCATTTATAAGATCGATAAAAAAGAAGAGGCAGAAGACCAAAAAATGTGGGCAAAAGCTAATCCATCCTTGGAAGGTTTTCCAATATTAAAAAAAGAGATGGATAAAGAGTTCATAAAGATGAAATATCAGCCGCATAAGGCTCAAGACTTTTTAACCAAACGAATGAATTTTCCTGCAGAAGATAATTTTACTATAGTAGCACCTTGGGAAAAAATATTGGCAACGAATCAAGAAATGCCTTATGGCGAATTAGAAGGCATGGCTTGTATTGGTGCAATAGATTATGCAAGAACTACAGACTTTGCTAGTGTTGGGTTGCTTTTTAAGAAAAATGGGAAAAGATATTTTATTGAGCATACTTTCGTGTGTTCTAAATCATTAGAAACCGAAAGTCGACGGATAAAATTTCCAGTAAAAGAAATGGAAGAAAGAGGCTTAATCACTATCATTAATAACCGCGCTATCAGTGCTGAAGATATTGGCCAGTGGTTTATTGAAATGGCAAAAAAATATAACATTCAAAAGATCGTGTGCGACTCTTATCGAGCAAGCTTACTAAAATCAAAGTTTACTGAATTAGGTTTGCCATTAAAAGAAGTAAGAAGTGGGCCAATAACTCACGCAAAAATTGCACCGCTAGTTGAAAATATGTTTTCAGAAGAAAAATTAGTATTAGGAGATAATCCAACAATGCGCTGGTATATTAACAATACTTATATAGAGGTAGATAAAAAAGGTAATACAACTTATCTAAAAATAGAGCCACAAACAAGAAAGACGGACGGATTCTTTGCACTCATTCACGGATTAACACAAGATGATGAGCTAATTGAAAAGAATACTGACGTCATGGATCTAGATGTTTATGTCTTTTAGAAAGGAGGGATTTTATCGGATTATGGAATTGGTTTACAGGTTTATTTAATGAAGATGGAACGCTTGATTTAGATGCACAAGTATCTGAATTGACAGCAGAACTATATTATAAAGAATTGGCCATTCAAGCATGTGTGAATTTAATTGCCAATGCAGTCTCAAGAAGTGAATTTGTTACTTATAGTGAAGGAAAAACTATTAAAAAAGATAACTACTATCTTTTTAATGTAGAACCGAATCAAAATAAATCAGCTAGTAAGTTTTGGCGAGATGTAATCAGTAAGTTGGTTTATGATAATGAATGCTTAGTGATCCAACATAGAGATATGTTTTATGTAGCAGAAAATTATACGGTGCAACCTTATGCTTTTAAAGAAAACATTTATAAAGATGTTGTTGTTGAGAATTTAAAAATGAAAAAAATATTTTATGAACCAGAAGTTTTTCATTTTGAACTACACAATGAAAAAATAAAAACATTAATTGATGGCTTATATACTTCTTATTCGAAACTTATAGCAGCAAGTCAATCGCAATATCGCAAAAACAATGCAAGACGTGGTACTTTAGAAATACCAACAAGCTATCCAGAGACAGAACAAGCACAAGCAAAATTAAAAAAATTACTATCAGGTAATTTTGAAAAATATTTTAATGCAGAAAATGGTGCAGTATTACCATTAACAAACGGAATGAAATATAAGGAATCTGAAAGTAATATTGGCTCGAAGGGTGGTAGCCAAGGAAAAGACATAAGAGCCTTTGTTGATGATATCTTTGATTTCGTGGCCATTGCTTTTCAAGTACCACCGCAATTAATTAAAGGTAGTATTGCAGATACTGAAAAAGTAGTGAATAATCTGTTAACATTTTGTATTAGCCCATTAACAGAACTATTAGAAGATGAGATTAATCGAAAGCTTTATAAAAAAGCAGCTTACTTAAAAAGAACATATTTAAAAATTGATCCAACACGTATACGCAATATAGATATTACTGATTTAGCATCATCACTTGATATTCTTGTACGAGTTGGAGGTTTCACTATTGATGATGTATTAAAACGTTTAGGCATGGAACCGCTAGAGACTGACTATAGTCAAGCCAGATGGATGACTAAAAACTATGAAAGAATAGACAAAGAAAAGGAGGTGAATGATGCCGGAGCTACTACGAAATAAGATTGAACCCAAAATTGAAGTATTGAATTCAGTGGATGGCCCAGCTAAAGTTTATTTATATGGTGTTATTCGAAAGAAAACATTTTGGGATGTTAACGATGAGGATTTTATCTCAGCTGATCACGTACAAAAATTATTAAATGAACTTGATGAAAAAGATTTAATAATTCATATGAACTCAAACGGCGGAGACGTCTTTGAAAGCATTGCCATTTCTAATTTAATAAGAGATTATGACGGAAATGTTGATATTTATATTGATGCTATGGCTGCCAGTGGCGCAAGTATTGTTGTAACTGCCGCTGATAAAGTTTATATGTATACCAACTCTCAACAAATGATTCATAAAGCATGGACCTTTGCATCAGGAAATGCTGATGATTTAAGAAAAACATCGGATGATCTAGATAAGATTGACACATCGGTGCTAGCCAGTTATATGAACCGATTTACTGGGGAAAAAGAAGAGTTAGTTGCATTAATAGCCGATGAAAGTTTTTTGACAGCTGAAGAGTGTTTGGCTTTTGGATTATGTGATGAAATTGTTGATTTACAAGAAGATGAAAACGAAGAAGATCCGCCTGAAAACAATATTAAAGAAAATCTTTTTAATAAATACAAGGGAAATATTCAAAACAAAGCACCAAAGAAAAATGTTAAAAATGAAAATGCGGATAAGAGTTTATTTAAAAATTTTAGGAGGTAACAAATGCCAAAAGCAATGAGAAACGGTGATTTTGAAAATGAAAGATATGTGAAGTTACAAGAAGATATGAAAAATGCAATTGAAGAAGGTGATTTTGATAGTTTTTCAAAGGTGCAAATCGAAATGGCCAATAAAATTCAGGATGACATTTTAAAAGAAGCAAAAAATGCTATCCATGAAGATTTTACAAATACTAGTGTATTAGCTAGTAGAGGTCTTAATCCATTAACTGCAGAAGAAGCAAAGTACTATAACGAGGTAATTGGTGGCGCCGGGTTTGACGGTGTTGAGGAATTAATGCCAGCAACAATTTTTGATAGAGTATTTGAAGAACTAAAGGAAAAACATGAAATTTTGAATGAAATTGATTTTGTAAATACGACTGGCGTAACAGAGTGGATCACAAGAAATGGAACAATTGATGGTGCTTTCTGGGGTAAATTAACTGAAGCTATTACTAAGAAATTAGAAATGGCTTTCAAAAAGGAAAGAACAGGATTATATAAGTTATCTGCTTATGTACCAGTAGCAAAAGCAATGTTGGATTTAGGGCCCCAATGGTTAGATAGATTTGTTCGGGAAATTTTATTTGAATCAATAGCTATCGCTTTAGAAATGGCTATTATTAGTGGTGATGGAGATGACAAGCCAATTGGAATGGTTAAAGATTTAGAAGGT